CGTTAACTCCTGACATGCATAAGCAGCTTCAAAGTAAGTTCTTGCTTTCTGCCGTGTACGGTAGTCCTAAGATTAGAGACAAGCCTGCATATTTTCTAGACGGTAAGATTGGAGAGCCGTGTCCGTTTTTGACAGCGGACAAGCGCTGTGGTATCTACGACATCCGTCCAGCTACTTGCCGCACGTATACCTGTGTAGGTGATTCTAGAATCACTGAAGGTATGCGTCAGGGTACAGAGGGCTTGGATATTGTAGTAAACACCGTCGTTAAAAACAGGAAGAATAATGTTAAATGACAGCAACTTGCCTACAACATATCTCGAAGGTGTACAGTTCAACTGCTGGCAAGGCGTAGGAAACTCTAAACTCTTTCTAGTACACACTAAGAAGGAGTGGGATGTATTCTACAAGCTCCTAGAACAGCAAGACTTGGTGGCGTGCGACACTGAGACAACTGGTTTTTACTGGTATTCAGGTCACCACATCGTAGGTTTGTCTTTCGGCTGGAAAGACATGCACTTCTATGTTGCATGTCGCCATGAGCCATCGCTGCAGGACGGAGATCCTCCTGAGCAGCTTAACATGGACGATATTCGCGTTGACCTGCAGGCTTTTTTCAGCAAGCCAACGCGCACTACGGTTTGGCACAATGCCAAGTTCGACATGCATTTTTATGCTCGCGAGAACGTGTACGTAGCGTGCAAGGTGCACGATACCCGAATCCTTTGGCATTTCTATGACGAGAACGCCCCTGGAGCGCTCAAGGTCATCGCATCTGGCTGGAAGGATGACCTGGGTCGTTGGCACAAGGGTTTAGTAGACGGCGCTGCTAACGCTAAGGAAAAGCTGATTTCGGACTGGCGTACCAAAGAATCCAAGCAGAGGCGAGACTTCTTTCGCAAGCTTGTAATGTCCGAGGCTGACAGGTTGGGTAAAGACCTCGCCTACCAGCATCTCAATCGCACAGCCTTGAAAAAGTACATCGCAGAGACTCTGCTCAAGGACCACAAGTACGCACAGGCAGGCAAAGAAGACATCCACTACGGTATTGTTCCGGTCAGCTTGATGACCGAATATGCAGCGCTGGATACTTTCTTGACCTATCGTGTGTATGAATTTTGCGTCAAGCACATTAAGTGGACTCCTGGTCTGACTGCGCTCTACAAAAACGAAATGCAGCTTCTTTTGGCGCTATTTGAGGCCGAGGAGCACGGTGTTCGCATCAATCGTGATCACCTCATCACTGCTGGTAAAGAACTAGACGCTCAGATCGCAGAACTTGACCTTCGAATCAAAGCTGTGCTGGGAGACATCAATCTCAAGTCCGTCCAGCAGCTTACTACCGCACTGCAGGCGCACGGTGTTGAGCTCACTAAGTTTACGGACGCGACCGCAGACCTCGAAGACGAGGAAGAAAAGCGTTACGCGCTAGACAAGAAGGTACTCGACAAGCTCAGGACTAAGCACGAAATCGTCAACGATATCCTGAAGTTGCGCGAGTACAACAAAATCAAGGGTACTTACGTAGACGGCATCCTGGAAAAGACTACTAAGGACAACGTGCTTCATTGCTCGTTCAATCAGAACGTGAGCACGGGTCGAATGTCATCCCAGGATCCCAATCTGCAGAATATTCCTGCACAAGATAAGACTATCCGTAAAGCATTCGTTCCTTGGAGCGATGACTACATTTATATCTTTGCCGACTACTCTCAGATTGAGGTAAGGCTAACCGCGCACTATTCTCAAGACCCTCTACTCTTGGATGCTTACGCTAAGGGACAGGACATTCACACCCGTACATTCTGTGAAATGTTTGGGTTGAATATTGACCAAGTTGTTGAGGTTCTCAAGGACGAGAATCATCCAAAGTTCAAAGAGTATTCAGTACTTCGTGGCGTAGCTAAGCGTATCAACTTTGGTATTATTTATGGTGTTGGCGCACCTGGATTGTCTGAGCAAATTAAGCGTCCCGCTAAATACGAAAACTACAGTGACGAAGACTGGGTGAACGTATGTCAAAGCTTCATTGACATGTACTTGGCGAAGTATGTGGGCGTTAAGCGCTTCGTAAATCAAGGAAACCGACTTGTAAAGCAAGACGCGCAACTTACCAATTATTTTGGTCGTGTGCGCCATTTGCCTCACGCTCATGCTCGAAAGCTTTTGAATGACGAATCCTTGTTCTGGATGGAAGCCAGGGCTCAGCGTCAGGGAGTCAACTTTCTAATTCAGGGAACTGCTGCGGACTTGTTCAAGGTCGCCGTAGTTCGCATCCGTAACATTCTCAAGGGTAAGAAAAGTAAACTAGTGAACTTTGTTCATGACGAAGTGCAGCTATACATTCACAAGGACGAAATGGATTTGCTTCCCTTGATAAAGAAAGCAATGGAAGACTGGAAATTCTCTGTTCCCATTACTGCAGAGTTTTCTTCTTCTACAGACTCTTGGGGGGCAAAGAAAAGCTTGCACATCTAACTAGCACAAGTGATACGTTGACACCCCCGATGCCGCTGCTAGAGTGAGCACCGCTTTACGGAGAAGCTCCCCATGTCTGACATTGCACCTAAGCCGATGCTAAATGACCTTGTTCCTACGCATACTGTAGGAGCAGTTGACTACGAGTCTCACCTGGACGAGCACTTGTACATCAACCGCAGCGACTTGAACTCAGAGTTTTCTGAGCATGCGGAAAGGTTTGCGTATTACGCTACGTGTTTCGAAATTGCGTCCGACAAGGTTCGCCGCTATGACGTAGACATGAAGCGTATGTACGCAATTCTTGATTCAGAGAAGCGAAATGAACTTCTCAACAGTGGAATCAAATCCACTGAGAAGATGATTGAGAACATGGTTATTACTGACGACCGTTATGTTGCACTTCAGAACGAGGCTATGGACGCAGAAAGGCAGCTTGGTCTGTTAAAGGCTGCTCGTGATTCTATGGCACAGCGCAAGGAGATGCTGGTGTCTCTTGGCGCTAACCAACGTACTGAATTCCGGGCTGATACTTCGGTTCAGTCTCGCGAAATGCAGCAGCGACGGGGTTGACACTGGCCGTCATCGTGGTAGGCTTGAGATCCAAACCCTACCTTAACGGTAGCAACTAGTGAAATGGAGAAACAAATGGGACTAGATATTGCAAAGTTGAAGAAGGCACAGGCAGAAGTACAGGCTCGCATGAGCCGTGGTGGCGGACCCAGCATGAAGTTCTGGAAGCCACAGGAGGGAATCAACCGGATTCGCATCCTACCTCCGTGGACCGAGGAGGGAGACTTCGCTGGCGCTTTCTGGCGCGAGGTATGGCAGCACTGGAATGTTTCTGAGGAGTCTGGGCCGGTTCTCTGCCCTCTAAAGACCGTAGGAGCGGCTGATTCTGACTGCCCTATTTGCGCTTTCGTGGAGCAGCTTCGTGCTCAGAAGTCAAATGTCGAAGCTCAAGAGCTTGCTAAGGACCTTCGTGCAAAGGTCGCGTACCTTATGTCTGTGATTGACCTCTCTGACGGAACGTACACGGCCAAGGATGTCGCTGATTGGAAGAAGGAGCGCCCTGACGCGGAGATTCCCTTTGAGGTAGGAGACCCAAAGGTTCAGGTCTACGCTGCTACTTCTACAATCTACGAGCAGATTGCTTCGATTGTACTGACTAACGAACTTGATATTACCGACCGTGATGAGGGTCACAATATTATCCTCACCAAGATTGGTAACAAGGACAAGATGAAGACTCGTTACACAGTTCAGCCTGATCTCAAGAAGACTAAGGCTCCTCTGCCTGCGAGTTTTGAGTTGCCTGATCTGTCAAAGATTGGGCGTTTCCAGTCCTTTGACGACATGACAAAGCTTCTCTCTGAGGGCGCTGGCGGTTCGTTCAAGGGTCTCTTGCCTTCGTCCACGAAGACTTCCAAGAATGATGATGCAGATTGGGAGGATTCGGGAGGAGGCGACTTGGCTGCTGAGATGCGAGCGTCCCTCGGCTGAGATCAGTTAGCCGCAACCCCCACGCTGGATAATGTGCTAGTATTAGCTATACGCATTGTTCAGCGTGGGAGTACCTACAAGAGCAGAGTGAAAGGAATATTATGACGGTTGCTGCACACATAAAGCTAGGCGAAGGCACACCCCCGGCACCATCTGCGGGCAACGGAATCTTGTACTTCGACGACAGCGACCAGCAACTCTACGTCATCGACGCGGCGGGCGCGACGGTCGGCCCGATCGGCGGGGGCGGAGGCGGCAGCGGGATCACCGCTGCGAACGTCCTCTACGTCGAGACCGCCGCGAACGGCGGCAACGACGCGACGGGTGCGCGAGGCGACTCGACGAAGCCGTTCGCGACCATCGCGGCGGCGCTCTCCTCGGCGCTTGACACGGACGTCATCCTCCTCGGCGCGGGCGACTTCGTCGGCCCTGGGACGATGTACCTCTCCAACCCGACGTTGAAGGACATCTCGATCATCGGGCAGGGACCGAAGGTGACTTTCGTGACCGCTGCGAGCGGTCCCGCGTTCTCGTTCGTCTACGGGACGCCCGCGCCGAACCTCGTCGAGTGGGAGCAGTTCGTCCTCGCTCGGATGACCGTGCGGGGAGACGGCACGAACCCGATCGTGCTCGACGGGACGAACGCTCCGTCGTGGTTCCCG